CTTTTCTTCACACACGTGCAAAATAAATAAATATGATTTTTGAAGTAGACATAAAAAAAGTAATTCCAAATAAAGAAAATCCAAGAATAATCAAGGATTTAAAATTTGAGAAGCTGGTTAATTCAATAAAGGAATTTCCCCAGATGTTAAAACTAAGGCCGATTGTTGTGAATGATGAAATGGTGGTACTTGGTGGCAACATGAGATTAAAGGCTTGCCAAGAAGCTGGTTTAAAAAAGGTGCATATAATAAAAGCTAATGATTTAAGCGAAGAGCAGCAAAAGGAATTTATCATAAAAGATAATGTTGGCTTTGGGGAATGGGATTGGGATATTTTGGCTAATGAATGGGATGCTGAAAAACTTGAAGAGTGGGGCTTGGATGGTTTTCCTTTTGAAGAAGTTGAATTGGAAGCCGAAGAAGATAATTACACAGAACCTGATAATATGCAAGTTGATGTTGTGCTTGGAGATTTAATAGAAATTGGGGAGCATCGTTTGCTTTGTGGAGATAGTACGGATTCAGACCAAGTGGCAAAGTTGATGATTGGGCAAAAGGCTGATATTGCACATAACGATCCTCCATACGGAATGAAGAAAGAAAACGAAGGGGTTTTAAATGATAATCTTAACTATTCTGATTTGCTTGATTTTAATAAGGAATGGATTTCTTTACAATTTACACATTTGAAAGAAAACGGCTCTTGGTATTGTTGGGGTATAGATGAACCTTTAATGGATATTTATAGCGAAATACTAAAGCCATATATATCAGAACAAAAAGCAACCTTTAGAAATTTAATAACTTGGGACAAAGGACACGGACAAGGTCAAAATTCCGAAAATACTCGAAGCTATGCAATAGCAGACGAAAAGTGCTTATTCGCTATGATGGGGGTGCAAGGATTTAATAATAATGCGGATAATTATTTTGAGGGATGGGATAGTATTGTAAACTACTTAAAATCAGAAAAACAAAAATCTGGATTAACTATTAAAGATTTTAAAAGAATAGCTGGTCATAGCGAAAATAGTGGCTGTCATTGGTTTGATAAAAGCCAATGGATGATGCCAACAAAAGAAACTTACAACTCTTGGAGAGATTATTGTAAAAAAAACAATAACGAATCATTTAAAAAAGAATACGAAGAACTTAAAAAAGAATACGAAGAACTTAAAAAAGAATACGAAGAACTTAAAAAAGAATACTATTCTACACGGGCATATTTTAATAATATACATGATAACTTTAATAATGTCTGGCATTTTGATAGGCACATAAGACAAGGGAACGAGGGAGGTCACGCAACACCCAAGCCAATACCATTATGTGAAAGAGTTATAAAAAGCAGTTGTCCTGATAATGGTTTAGTAATGGATGTTTTTCTCGGTTCTGGCTCAACAATGGTAGCAGCCCATCAGCTCAAACGTAAATGCTATGGAATGGAACTTGACCCAAAGTATTGCCAAGTTATAATAGACAGAATGTTAAAACTTGATGATTCTTTAAAGGTAAAAATCAACGGCAAAATATACGAGGGTATAAATGGGTAGGTCAAGAAAACCAACTGCAACAAAAAAACAACAAGGAACTTTACAAAAGTCAAGAACTTTGGAGAATGAACTTGCTCCAGTTTTAATTTCAAATATTGAAGCACCTGACTTTTTGCAAGGCGATCAAAAAAAGATGTTTCAATTCTTTGTAGATAAATTTAGCAAGCAAGGTTTAATGACTACAATGGATGATGTTGCAGTAACGGCATTGGCAATTGATTATTCTATTTATATTGATGCTATAAAAAAAATAAATTCAATGGGCTTGGTTTCAAAAGGCAAAAATGGTTCTCCTTTGACAAATCCATATTTGAAAATTGCTAATGATGCGTTAAAAAGCGTGATGAAGATTTGCGTGGAATTTGGAATGACGCCAGCAGCGAGAACAAAAGTGGCAGCAGCACCAAAGGAAAAGAAAACTTTAAATGGGATGTTAAATGAGGGATTTGGAACTTGAGTAAATTAAAAGAAATACTAAACCAATATTGTGAGGATGTTTTAAGCGACAAAATACCATCGTGCATCTATATTAAGCAAGCAGTACAAAGGCACTTGGATGACTTGCAAAGGGATGATATAAGTTTTAGTGAGGAGGCAGCATTAAAGCCGTTAAACTTTATCTCAAACCTAAGTTTTACAGAAGGCGAATGGGCTGGCCAAAAGTTTAAACTTGAATCGTGGCAAATATTTATCATCGCAAATATGTTCGGTTGGTTAAGGCCAAATGGAAGGAGAAGATTTAAGTATGTTGATATTGCCGTTCCTCGCAAAAATGCGAAGTCTACTTTGGCTGGAGCAATTGGCAACTTTATGCTTTATGCAGATGGCGAAGGCGCGCCACAAATTTACTCAGCAGCTACAAAGTTAGATCAGGCAAAATACGTTTTCAATGCAGCAGCAGCCCAAGTAAGAAGTCACGAAATACTAAACAAAGAAAGCAATGTTTTTTCCTCAGTCAATAATAACAGAATCGTTTATGCTGATGGATTTTTTCGACCATTAGAATGGAGGCCAGAAAGTCAAGATGGAATGAACCCAAGCTTTGCCGTAATTGATGAATACCATGCACACAAAAATGACGATTTAGTTGATGTCCTGGAAACTGGTATGGGTGCAAGGATGCAGCCGATACTTTTTAAGATAACAACTGAGGGTTTCGGAGGTTTGGCCAGTCCATTCAGCAAAAGGCGAAAATATTTAGAAGATGTTTTAAGTGGAAACGTCAAAGATGATTCAGTTTTTGCGATGATATACACTATTGATGAAGGGGATGATTGGACAGAGGAAACAAGCTGGATAAAAGCAAACCCAAACTGGAAAGTATCGGTTTATCCAAGTAGTTTGAGTGATAAAATTGATTTAGCAAAAAACAATGCACAGAAAGGCGTTCAGTTTAAAACTAAGCATCTAAATATTGCGTGCAATACTGAGGCCGTTTGGATAAGTGACCAAGAATATATGAAAGAGCAAGAAGCTTACAATGTAGATGACTTGGTTGGCTTGCCTTGTTATGGTGGTTTGGATTTAGCATCGGTTAGAGATTTTACTGCATTGGTTTTAAAGTTTCCTTTAGACGATGGCACTTTTAAAAATATCTATAAATACTATTTACCAGAGATTGCATTGGAGAACAGAAATGGTAGCGAACAAATGATGTATTCACAATGGCAGCAAGATGGCTTTTTAACTATTACAGAGGGCAATGTTACAGATTACGCAATAATTAAAGCAGACATTCTAAAGTTTGCCGAGATTTATGATTTGCGAATTTTGGCTTATGATAGGTACAATGCATCTGACTTGGCAAGTAGTTTGCTTGACGAATTAGGCGAAGGCATTTTGATTCCTATGCACCAAAGCATCGGCCATTTAACTGCACCATGCAAGGCATTGGAAGTAGACATTTTAAATCACTTAAACCAGCACAACAATAATCCTATTCAAAGATGGATGTTTAGCAATACTATTTTGAAAATAGATCATAACGGAAACCAAAAGCCAAACAAGGAAAAGTCAAAAAATAAAATTGATGGCGTTGTGGCAGAGGTAATGGCAAAAGGTGCGCAATTGCATCACGAGGCAAATGATAAGCCGAACCAATGGTTTGCACCGATAGAATTTAACTAATGATTTATGCAAGTGTACTAATATTAAATGAAAGGGATTTGAGGCTAATGGCATCTAAGTCAGGTTTTGCCGAAGTATTCTACAAAGCAAGCAAGCACTACAAAACTTATGAGCAATGTTATGAGGCACTTGAAGAAATATATCAAATTCAATATTTTGAACGTAAATACTCCAGTTACCAAAGTTTTAGGCAAACAATAAGGCGAAGCCTAAAGCAAAAAAAATATTTGTAAAATTTATATATATATATTGTATTTACAATATATATTGTTATATTTGTAATAGTAAAACACTATAAGAAAAAAATGAAGATACAAGGTTTAAATTTTAAAAAAGGCAACAAATTTAAAATAGGTAATGATTCAAGTGTTTACACTTATATAAGTGTAACAACTAACAAAAAATATGGATTTCAAGAATTAAACGCTGAAAATGAGTTTGATTCTATTTCATTATTTAGAATAGACAATATGTTAGAATTGGGATTGAACATATCTAAAGTTTACTAATATGAAAAAGAAATTAATTGAAATACCAACCGAGTTATTTAATAAAATAGTCCGGTTAGCATCTGAAAATGACAGAAGCGTAAACAAACAAATAGTTTTTATTCTTAAAAATGCTATTGGGAAATAAAGGCTAAGGCTATGCTTAGTTGCGTAGATTAAAAAATTACTTTAATATTTTAGCGTTTTTATTGACTTACAAAGGTTCTTAAATTTAAAAGGTAACATTGTTGCACTTATTTTATTTGCAAGTGTAATAATTTTGCATTATCAACTTAATACAGAAATACAAGCAAAGAATATTTCCTACTCAGCCAGAGAGCCAAGTAAGAAATGTAATTAATACGGATTTGCGTGATCCAGCCAAATGGCTTATGGATACTTTGGGAATTGATAGTGGAGAAGCAAGCGTAAACAATACTACGGCCTTACGAATTACCGCAGTCAATAAATGCCTTACAATCATTGGAGATGGCATCGCACAAATGTCATTGAAAAAATACGAAAAGATTGGCGATAAAAGGCAACAAATACCTGATTCTGTTATAAACGATCCAAATCCATTCCAAACTGGTTACGAGTTTAGAAAGTATATGGCAGTAATGGCAGCTTATCAAGGCAATGCCTTAGCCTATATTTTTAGAGATGCCAACGGAAAGCCAAGCAAATTGCTCCCAATAACGGCAAGTTATGAGCAAAAGATTACTAATGGGGAACTTTACTACACCTTGAACGCAGATGATGTCCTTAATGGATTGCCAAGAGTAGTACACTATTTAGATATACTTCATTTTAAGGGATTATGCGTTGATAATTACTTCGACGGCATCAATCCTATTAAAGCCCATGCAAAAGCGTTACAATTGAACATGAGGGCTTATAATGCACTTGATAATACCTTTAAAACTGGAGCAAAGAAATACTTTTTAAAAGGTGGCGAGGGTTGGAACGCTGACCAAGCAAAAGCCGTTCAAGAAAGCATCGAAAAGGTACTAAACAACGAAAAAACAACAGTAACAGTTCCAAATGGGGTGGAAGTTCAGTCCATGAGTCTTACACCAGATGAAGCTGGTTATTTAGATGCAATTAATGCCAGCGAACACGACATCGCATTGATGTTCAACGTTCCTCCAAGTTTAGTAGTTAGAGAGTCAAGTTCAAGCAAAGCAACTGTGGAGCAAGATGCAATAAACTTACACAAGCAGACTTTATTGCCAAGAGCAACTCAATATGAGCAAGAATACGACAGAAAGTTATTAACCGAAAAGGAAAAAGCTTACCAGTATTACAAGCACAATTTTAATTCATTACTAAGGGCAAGCGCAAAGGAAAGAATGGAAATCTTTACATCTGCAATCAACAATGGCATAATGAGTCCGAATGAAGCAAGGCATTTGGAAGATTTAGACGGCTATGAAGGTGGCGATAAAAGGTTTATAAATGCAGCTAACATTCCAGCAGACCAAATCGAGGAATGGATAAACGCAAAAATAAATAATTTAAACAAGTCAAACATGAATAACAATCCAGAAGGGGAAAACAATGGAGAACAATAAAATACAAGTACAACCATTTTACAAAAGAGCAGCAGTTTATGCAGCATCTATTGACGAAGAAAAACGTGAATGCGAAGTTTGCTTTGCAAGTGATGCAGATGTTCCGATGTATAAATTTGGCGAAGGGAGAATTTTAGAATCTTTGTCTTTGGAAGAAGGAGCAATGGATGAAACCAGACTTAATTCTGGCGCACCATTACTAAACTCGCATAATTCACAAGGTGGCCTTGATGCTATTTTAGGAAAAGTAGTTGAGGATTCTGTACGAATTGAAGATGGCAAGGCTTATTGCCGAATCAGGTTCTCAAAAAGAGCAGCCGTTCAAGATTACTGGGAAGACATCAAGGATGGAATAATTACAAATATTTCTGTAGGGTATAATGTAATGCGTTCAATGTACTCAGGAACTGTTGACGATGTAAAAAGATACGTTGCAACTAACTGGCAACCATTTGAGGTTAGCTTTGTAAGTGTTCCAGCAGACCACAGAGCAACTGTTCGTGAAAATAGCGAAACTACTGAAATGATAGTGGAAGGCGAAGAAAAAGAAAAGGAAGTTGTGCAAGCTGAACAAATTAAGGATGATGCAGCACAAAGAGATCAAGACATATTGAAAATAAAATACATACTAAAATAAATGAAACGTTTAAAAGAATTGCGTGAGTTATACGCAGACAAAAAAGCAGAGCTGAAAGTATTACACACAACTCTGGAGACCGAAAACAGAGCAATGACTGAGCAAGAGATTGCTTTAGTTGAGGCTATTGAAACTGCACTTGCTGCATTCAAAAAGGAAATTGGTGCATTGGAAACAATGGATGAAGAGAACAAAGAAGAGGCTGTACGTTCAGCATCAATTGGTTCAGTAAGTACATCAAAAAATGAGTCTAAGGAAATTGAGAAAAATTTCTCAATGATAAGATTCATGAACCAAGCCATTTCTGGTAAACTTGAAGGATTTGAAAAAGAAATGCACCAAGAAGCAGAAAAAGAACTACGAGCCAGTGGTCTTTCCTCTGAGTCTGGTGGTTTTGGTATTCCTACTATCGTAATGCAGAATATGAACGCAAAGTTCAATCGTGCACAAAGTGCTGGAACTGATTCTGAAGGTGGTTACACTATTCAAACTGACAAAGGCGATTTAATCGAGCCATTTGCACCAGCACCGATAGTAAGCCGAATGGGAGCAACTGTTCTTCCTAACCTTGTTGGTGATTTATCTTTGCCAAAAGATACTAACCTTTTCTCAATGACTTGGGAAGGCGAAAACGATGATTCTGCTGAAACAAGCAAAACTTTTGCTGAGGTATTATTAACGCCAAAAAGAATGGCTGGATACGCTGACCTTAGTCGCACATTATTGCGCCAAGCATCTTTTGACATTCAAAATTATGTAAACAACCAATTCATCGTTGCAGTAAATAGCACTTTAGATGCTGCTGCTATCAATGGAAGTGGAACTGGTGGCCAACCTACTGGTATCTTGAATACTGCTGGTATTGGAGATGTAGTAGGTGGAACAAACGGAGCAGTTCCAACTTGGGGAAATATTGTTGATCTTGAAAGCGAAGTAAACATTGACGATGCACTTGAGGGTAACTTAGGTTACTTGACTACTGCTGGAATCAAAGGAGCATTAAAGCAAACTTTGAAAGCAAGTGGTGTAGCCGGTTACATCTGGGATGGAGAAACAATGAACGGATATAACGCCATGACATCTTCTAACGTACCAAGCAACCTTACTAAAGGAACAAGCAGCGATGCTAACGCAATCGTATTTGGAAATTTTGCTGACTTAGTAGTTGGACAATTTGGTGGAGTATTCATCTTGCCAGATCCATATACACAAGCTGGAAAATCAAGAGTTAGAATGCATACTGAACTTTTCTGTG